CATTTATAGATATAATTTGAAGTATGATTTTAAAATAGACAATAACAAAAAGATATATAGGAGGTAAATAAATGGCAATAAGTACGGCTATTACAACTCTAGCATATGAAACTGGAACTCCGGGAACATTCACAAAATTGGTAGATATCGTTACATATCCTGATACTGGTTCAGCACCAAGCAAATTGGATTCAACTACATTATCAGCAACTAAAATGAAAACATTCATACTTGGACTTCAAGAATCTCCTGATTTAACATTTGAATGTAATTATGACGAAGCATCTTATACCATTATTCTTGCAATGAATGGAACGGCAAAGAACTTTAAACTTTCATTTGGAACACTCGCAACAACTACTTTAAATGGTGCAGATGGATATTTCACTTGGACTGGAAAAGTAAGTATATTCGCAACTGGTGGTGGTGTTGACGAAGTTCGTAAAATGACTTTGACTTTATCAGCAGAAACAGAGATTGTATTTAACGCAACCGCATAGGAGGATTTAAACAATGGCAATTAGTACCGCTATTACGAAATTATATTCAGCACCAATCGCAACTCCTACTGTATTTACAGAGGTAGGCGAAATAATAACATATCCTGATCCTGGGTCTGCCCCATCTAAATTGGATAGCACAACTCTTTCTGCTACTAAGATGAAAACATTTATTCTTGGTTTGCAAGAAAGTCCAGATTTAACATTTGAAGCAAATTATGACGAAACTAAATTTAGCACTATAACAAATATGACTGGACAGTTTAGATTTAAAATTGAATTTGGAACTTCTGGTGCAGATGGTATCTTTACATGGGATGGACATATCTCAGTATTTGCTACTGGTGGTGGAGTAGATGAAGTTAGAAAAATGACACTTACGTTATCGGCAGAAACAGAAATAGTATTTTCATAATAAGGAGGATTTATGGTAGTAACGATTAATGGTATGGAGAAAAATTTAGTATTTACTTTCAATTCTTTTAAATATATGGGTAATTTTAATGTTTCAGCATTACAAGATGTTGAATCTAAACCATTCTTAATTATTGGAGTAGCAGAAGAACTGCTTTATGGGGCATTAAATGCAGACCCAAAAGTAATTATAAGCAAAGAAGATGTATCAATTTTCTTGGAAGAATATATCGAAAGCGAAGATGGTGATATGGTTCTCTTGCTTGAAGAATTAATTAAAGCCTTGGAGGATTCGAGTTTTTTCAAAAAACTTCAGCAGAAAAAAGTTCCAGTCAAAAAGACGAAGAAGTAATTGCCCGTTCTGATGAAGTAGTACAAAAGTCCATCTTAGAAGAAATTTATGAGGACACACTACCTTATGCCTTAATGATTGGGGTTGAATATGATTTGTTTTGGAGATTGAATCCTAAATCATTGACTCCATTCGTTAAGGCTTTTTCTATGAAAGCCAAGTATGAGGATTCTTTAGCTTGGACTATGGGTATGCCATCAAGACCTATGGTATATAATACAAAAGTTTATTTGAATAATCAAATGACAAGAGTATTTAGAAAACATTTACTTAAAATAGATGGAGTATATAGGAGTAAAAAATGATAGTAGATATTTTCAATGAGGTATTGACTAAAATAAAAACGGATATTTCAACCGCTACTGTATTATCTGAATATCCAGAAACAACTCCTACTTTTCCATGTATTGTGATTCAAGAACTTTCAAATACTACCGATACTACAACCGTAGATACTGGTGGTGAACAGTATAATCACATATCATTTGAGATAAATATATTCGACAATGGTGATACAAAACGAACTGTATGTCGAAACTTACGAAATTCAATTGATGCAATAATGTCTGAATATTATGGAATGAATCGAACTGATGGTGGTTCTGTTCCAAACTATATGGATTCCAGCATTTATAGATATAATTTGAAGTATGATTTTAAAATAGACAATAACAAAAAGATATATAGGAGGTAAATAAATGGCAATAAGTACGGCTATTACAACTCTAGCATATGAAACTGGAACTCC